GCGACGGACTTTGAGACGGGTCTTGATATTTTTTTCAATAGACCTTTTTTTGAAGGTCTTACTCCTCCAACTCCACTTCCACTTGCACCGGTCGGATTAATTTCTGAGCCAGCCGAGAGTGTACCTGGATTTAAAGGATCCCCAATAAAAGCCATGAGTGTACCTGATAACAAACCAGGTAAGTTCTTTACCGCATAGTCAGTGAAATCAAAAAGATTTCTATCATATGCGTCAGCGTAATATTTCCTTTTAGATTGGGGATAACTCATTTCTTTCTTTTGGCAAATGTTTTGACCCGGGTCGGCTTACCGCCTACGCCCTGGGGTTTCGCTCGTTTTCGTTTAACAGCGGATCGTTTCTGAGAGTCGGTCATCCTGGAGGCCGTCGAACTGGGCACACACTTCGGATAGCCTTTGCTTGATTTTTTAGCTTTCTTGCGACCGCAAGGCGGGTGGCCTCCCCCTTTTTTCTTCTTGGAGATATCAACCCATTTCTCCCCAAACCATTTGGTCAGGCCCCCCGACGCTTTACTCACTTCTTTTTCTTGGTCTTCTTTTTAGGTTTCATATAACCAGGCATAGGTCTCCTTTATTTGGATTTTCTCGCCACCTTCTTGGCCCTATCACTGAGGTCCTTGAAATGGACGACTTGTTTGGAACCCGACGTGTGACGGGTCCCGGTGTGGATCTGACCGTTGGGCATCTTGTGGACGCCACCACGGTATTTTTTACCGTCCTTGAAATAGTGCAGAGTATTCGCCCCCATTATTTCCTTTTCTTAGATGCAGTTTTATACTTTCCGCCTCTCTCTTTGTAGGTCTTGGTCAGCCAGCCGGAGGCGTATGCGGAGGGCCAGACCTTGTACTTCCGTTTGGCTTCGGCCTTCACCTGGGCGTAAAGTTTTTTATTGGTAGGTACGTTCGCCATATCACCACTTTTTGCAGGACCAGTATCTGGCCGAGAGTTTTGAAAGTTTGCCTTTGTCACACCCGTGACGGGCCCGGAAACTTTTTCTGGCCCCGGGGTTCGATTTTCGGATCTTCATCGTGGCGTCCCCGAATCGGATCGTTTTCTTTTTCCCGCCTTCCGAGGCGTAGACCACAAATTTCTTTTTTCCGTATCCGGGTTCGCCCTTCCGGATCCTCCTGGGTGAGTTTACTTTCATCAGTCCAATAAGCTCATGGGGTAGATACCGGTAAAAGCCGAGGGCACACCGCCCTGGGTCAAGAGGCCCCTCTTCATCAGGGCCTGGTTCATCCGCCTGATCTCGTCCACTTCCTCCAGGGTCTTAATCTGGTTGACGGGGTTCGGATCGAAGAGACGTTTTCCTCCGGCCTCCGCCTCCCTGGTCAACTGTTTCCGGGCCAAGTCTCCGAGGCCCATGTTCATCATCTCCTGGCGGACCGCCCCGACGGCGGATCTCTCTCCGGATCCGATCTGACTCAGCATCCCGGAGGGGGCGAATCTCTGCTCGGTTTCCCGGACCGAGGTCGGAGATCCCTGGAAGATTTTGTTGTAAGTCGCCCCGGTGTCGGTCTCCAGCCTCATCTTGGTCATGAAGTCCGAGACGGTCGTCCCGTCTGGGAATAAGGCCCCGAGGATCTTCTCGAATCGTTCGTTGATAAATCTTCCGGTGTCAGGGATCGAGTACCCTTCCTGGGTGACCCGTTTCCCTTCGATCTTCCCAAGGAACCCGGAGACCATGCCCAGCTTGACCGCCTCTTTCTCGGCGTTCGACATCTGTCTGAACTCAAAGATCACGTCGTCTGCACTCAGAGAATCGGATTTTCCTAACTGGAGGCCTTTCTGGAAAGCTCGGTCGTATTCCATTTCATCGTGCCAGAAGGAACGTGCCTCGGCGTAGGGAGAAACCCCGGCGGGGTTGGTCGCTCGGAGTTGGCCGTCCACGTCATCGAGGAGGGTTTGACGGACTTCGGTAATCTGACGGACCTCATTGTCGGCTAGGTTCCCGGATCTCTGACCGGACTGGCCTATGTTCTTGATCCCACGCTGGAGGTAGTCCAATTGTTCGACGGTCATCCTTTCCATCTCCAGGAGATTATCCGGAAGAACCTTCCCGTCGTTTTTGGCGTTGTTTTTTGCTCTTCTGAAGGCGTCCTGCATGATGGGCCTCTCAAAAAGACTCCTCATGGTTTCGGTGACATCGATGTACTGGGGGCCGACTGGGACTTGTCTCCCCATATCGTCGGTCACATACTTGGTGTAGGCCTGGTCATAATAGGCCGGGGCCTCCTTCGATCTTTTATTCTTTAACTGCTTGAGGTACTCCAGGGGGCTCACTCTGACGCCCATGAGGTCCTGGATCAGGTCTCCAACCCTTGTACCCATCCCAGGCCCTTCAAATAGCTTGGGGGTCCCTGGGGGGTCTAATGGGTTACCTCGGCCCGTGATTCTTTGTTCAAGGAATTGCTGTCCTTCTGATGCCGTCCTGGAGGGGGTCTGACTCATCCTCCCGGCGAGGGCCCTGGTCTGAGGCCCGGTCATGGTCTTGTCGGCCAGGGTCATGACGTTGTCCATGCCCAGTTCACCGACTCGGTCGATCCGCTGACGGATCGGATCCGTGGACGGGCCGACGTCCCTTTCCAGGCGTTCTGATATCTCTGAGAGGGCGGACCGTTCAGGCCCTGACTTGTCCCCTATGGACCCGGAAGGATCCCGTGGGTTCCCTTCTCCGCCTCCTGGGGAAAGTTTGCTCTTAGCCCCTCTTACGACTCGGCTGGCCCCACTAGCAATGGCATCCCCGGCTGGTCCTAGCCCGGCTGAGATGAGTGTCGGGGTGACAACCGCCGGGTCGGTCATAATTGGAGGAACATTAAATCTCTCTGCCTCGGCTTGGTCCAGGACTGGCTCTTCATAGACGCCACGATCCCGTAAGCCTCCAACCGAGGCGATCATGCCAGGGTAGGCGGTCCCGGCCGATACGAGGGCGGACCTTCCGACGTTTCGGATCGGTTGGCCTGATTTCAACTGTAATGCTTTCGGAAGTAAACCGAGCCCGGAAAGGATTTTCAGTTCCGCATATCCGGAGACTAGGCCCCCTGTCATGTTCGAGATAATTGCAGACGCCGGGTTGTCCTGGGCGAACTGGTTCATCTCGCCCTGGATTCGTCCCAGAACCTCTTCGTAGTCGGTCCCTTCCATCCTGGATTCGATGCCAGCGACCATCTTGGGATATTGCTCGTAGGTGACCCCGGAAAAGATTTCCCGGATTACGCCCCTGACAAACTTCGAGACATCTCCGTCGTCCTTCCCCTGGGACTCTGCTTTCTGGATCTGCTTCCCGGCGGACTTTACTTTCCGGTCCGTCCCCTTGACGATCTGGCGGATCTTTTTCAACCCGCCTTGAAACCCTTTTTCTTCCAGGCGTTTAGCAATTTCCTGGTCAGTGTAACCCTTGGATTTCGCTAAATTGAAATATTTATAGACGGTTGAATTATCCATTAATCAAATATCGATTCGAGTTCTTGGTCGTCTTCTATGTTGTCCGTCCTCTTAGCATCAGCCGGTAAACTGAATTCAACTTTTGGTATCTCAATCTTACTGGCATATTCGTCGATGGTAGGGATAACACTATCAATCGCCGTCTTCATCGCCGAGGCTTGAGGAGACTCTTCTTTGATTGGGGAGGCCCCCTTTACATTCCCTGAGATGGTACTCTCATCCACGGCGTCATAAATTTCCTGGAAGTTGATCGTCGCCAAGCTCGGATCTATGCCCTGGACCCCTGCAAATGGGTCTCTGATGGCTTTTTCTGATATACCGGCCCGTCTAGCCGTCTCCAAGTAATATTTCTTTTGTGGCTCAAATGCCTTCTGTACCTGGCTCATGTAGGCCCTGGAGGCGTCCACAAATTTAGCCCTTGCCGAGGCACTCAACATATCACCGTCTTTGAGTTTCTCGATTGTGATCCCCAGTTTCTGGAGGACGCCCTGGGTGTTTTGGGCGTTTGCAAATTCTGTCTCCCTGACCACGGATGTCGGATCCAACATTTTCTGGAATGCCTGGATCAGCATAAGGTCGCCAGTCGAGTTCTGGAGTTGGGCCCCTTGGAGGACTGCCATATAGGCCTGGACCGCCCCGGTGTAATCTTTCGAGACCTGGTTGAATTCTTTTCTGAGGACAGACTCGTTCTTGAACACGTCAGGATCCACCTTCTTTTCCTTCGGCGTCATGTCCTCGATAGTGTACTTTCCTCCGGTCTTCAGGAGGAAATCCTGGTCACCCATCCTTTTAGCGAATGCCTGTTCGGTTGTATTCCCAGCCAGGGCCTGTTCCTTGGTTAGGTAGGTCGGCCGTTCTTCGACGGGCTTTTCCTTAGTCCAGTCAGGTTTGAAGGCGTTGGTCGGTTTGCCTTTATCATTGTAAGTGATTTGGAAAATATCGCCGTCATCAAGTTTTAACGCATTGGCGAGGGCCGGTTCTTTCGACCTTAGTTCCGCCCCGGTCATAAATAGCGGGGTCACTGGCTCAGGCTCTACTGTTTCCGCAGGGCCCGTGACGGGAGTATAATATTGGTCCAGGAAGGTTACTGAGCCATCTTCATTTTTAGTTTTATACCTTATCCTGGGGTCGTTTAAGACCTTTGCGTCGTTTTCATCAATTGGAACAGTGGTCGCCTTGAAAGGCTCTTCTTTGGCTGGGTCCGGGGCCTTTTTTACAACCTGGTTGTATTTATTTAGATATTCAAACTGGCCGTCCTCGGTTGACCTTTTTCTGACTACACGGGGGTCGTCTATTTGTTTGCGTTCGTCCTCTTCTAGTTCAAAATATTCTGACTGAAAAGGTTCATCTTCTATGACGGGTTGTTCAGGGAAACCCGTGACTGGTTGTCCAAACTTATCAAAAAATTTACGGATTCCTTCCTTGCTCGTCATCCCAGTTGTGACGGTCTCCGGAAGTCCTATCATCCTCCTCATTTCACTATCGACGACAAAAGTCTGAGGCTCTTCTTCAGGCCTTCTTTGGGCCTTGACCATCGCATTGTTCAGGGTGTTTACAACCTGGGAAGGGTTAACAGACGCCATCAACTCGGCACTCCGGATGATCCTCTGATCAACCCCCATGGCTTCGGCCTGGGCGATCAGTTCCGGGATCCGTTCCTGTAGTTCCCCTTTCAACGCCCGTTCCTCTCGGAGGGCGTCCATCTTATCCTCCAGGGTCAGGGCCTGGTTAAAGGTCTGGAGGCCTTGCTGGAGACCCTTGCCGAGGGCCCTCATCCCGCCACCAGGAACTTTGGATGGGGCGTTGTTCGCTAAGATTCCGGCCCCTAAACCGAAAAGGCCCTGATAAAAGGCCCTTTGCCTGGGTGTCATTTCCGCCATGGTGTCCTTGTTAAGCCACTGGAGGGGCTGAATTAAAAAATCCGCCGGATCCAAGACCGCCCGCCACGGTCGCCCCTAACCCGAGGAGGTCGGCGAGGTCGTCTTTGTATAAAGTTTCATTGACAGTCCCGGAAGAGGTCTTGCCGTAGGGTGACTGGAGTAGGCCCTGGACGGCCCCGAGCCTCATCATCGGGTCATTCTGTTCCCGCATGAACTCCTGGAAGGCAAAGTCCAGGTCTCTTTGGTCCTGCCCTTGTTGCTGGTTCCCGATCCCCATCAAATCCCGGGCGTCACCTCTCCGGGCGTTTCGGTATCGGTCCATGATGTTGGCGACGTTCCCGGCCCCCGCAATATTCCGGTCGGCAGTCGAGAGGTCGAGACCGGCCTGCTTGAATCCGTACTGGTCCCCTCTGGCGATGTCTCGTTCCATCATGCCCTGGGCCCGGTCAAATCCCTGGCTCAAGAGGTTCGCCTGAAGGGCCCCTATATTCTTAGCCCCTTCGGCCCGTGCCACGCCCCTCTCCAGGAACTCCGCCTCATTTCGTCCGCCTGGCGACATCTTGGTGGCGTTGGCGGTGATCTGGTTCAGTTGTCTGGTCAGATCATCCTGGGCCCCCTGGATTGCCGGGTTGATGACGTTCTGGGTGTACGGATTCATGTACTGGGATGGGTCCCCCATATTCAGGAACGACTGGTACTGTAATTCTGGGGATCCCATATTGGCGACTCTCTGGGAGGCGTCAACGGCCCCCTGGTACGAACCGGATCCGAAACCCTGGCCCCTCCGGATATTCGCCATGGCCTGGTTCTGATCCATGTTGAACCCGGCGAATCTGTCAAGCGGGTTCCCCGCCTGGTCGGTATATCCCTGGAACCCCTGGTTCAGGATATTGTCCCGACCGTAGTCGAACAGATCATTCCGGAACTGTTTCATGTCCGGGTCAATAGCCGATGTCTGGGTCTGGGTTGTGGGGTTGTTTATAGTCCTTTCAAATAATCCAAACATGGTTCCTTTAGGCGTCTGGGTTTCCGGAGGACACGGGGATCCCGTCGATAGTCGTCACCTCGGACGTCGATAAAGTCCCGGTGTCACTCACATTCAATTTAAAATATTTGGGCGTCGTCCCTGACGACTTTAAAATTATTGTCCCTGGTTCGAGGACGTTGTCTCGGTCCACTCTAAGGTTTGTCCTTTCCCCCTCATTCACGGCGGAGGCTAACTCAAAAAAATATTCCTGATCATAGGAGGTCGGGGGGTTTGGTAATGTACTCAACGGGTCCCTCCTGGTGTCGCACTCAACCGAGTTTCTCCGACACGCCAGTCGGTGTCAAAGGGCCCTTCTACCTTTAGCTGGATCTGACGTCCGTTGAACCTGGTGTCAATGTAGCCGTCACTGTCTAAGGAAAACGGGCCGTTTACTTTTGGCGTAGAGTCTGGGTTATCCGCCGTGTTGAATTTTAGGCGGACCCCGTTAGCCCCGGCGTCGGCGTCGGTGATGATCTGCTTGACCTTCATCCGGTTCTGTCCGTTCCCGATCTCGATGGCCCCTGTCTCAGCAAAAACGGGGTGGAGTTCATCGGCGACCCCGGAATAATCTGACGTATTGACTGATCTGACCAGAGACCTGGAGGTCGTGCCTACGGCGTCGGTTGTCGTCGGCACGGTCACCCCTACAGACCGGGAGAGGTTGACGTCTGGGTCGAGCCCGAGTTCATGCTTGTATAGGTATCCATCTGTACCGGAGGCGACCGGGAAATCCATTGAGCCTGACGGTTCCCAGGCGGACCTTTCCAGGTCCCCTGTCACCCAGTGGTTCTCACGGTACGAGTAAATCAAATACCTGGTCGGGACCGAGTCCCCAGACCGGGGGTAGAACCAGATGATCTCTCCAAAATCAGGGTTATCCCCGCCGTAGATCAGGCCCTCGATGTCGAGGTTGATGTCACTAAAAACATAGTCGGCGACGTCGCACTGCAATTCCTTCACATAACCGCCCTCGTATGACCACATACGGCCCCTTGAGATCCAGGCGACGAAGTCACCAGACCCGGCGATTGCGTTGGCCCCTGACGGGCCGATACCCTCGGCGATCCGCACGGCGGAGTACACAAAGGGGGGCCCTACATAGTCGAGCCGGAATACCTCCTGGTTTGTAAATATCAGGACGCCATAGCGTGTTTTTCTCGCCCCTATGATCTCACCCCGGGTCTGGAGTTCAATAGCCCTGGCGGTGTTTGTTGTGGTCGGCGTCCAGTCAGAGGCGGAGTACCCTCCGTCCTGAGTCGCAAATCTGATTTTTCTGACGTTACCTGATGGGCATAGGACCAGGACATGACGTTCCGGGGTAACCAGGACCCCTTTCAATGATGTTAATTGTGAGCCGGAATCAGTGATCTGGACCGCCCCGGTGTTTGTCCCATTGGCCTCGACCCACCGGTACAGCTTCCCGTCACCGGAGTGGACGCCGATCAAGTCGTCGCCCTTATTGTCCAAAGACCAGATCGGGGCGAACACGTCATCAGGGTCTGGGAATCTTGGCGTCCCGTAAGTCTCCTCCCCGTAGTCCAGGGCCCCGTAACCGAGGCCTGAAATCGTGAAGTCCGGCTTGCCGAAAGTCAGGGTGACGTTGGTCGCCGTCGCCGTGGCACTCTTGCTGATTGTGATTGTCGTTGAACCTGTCTTAGAGACGACCTCGGCCCCTGCGGGGATTCCAGCCCCTGAGACGGCCACACCGGGAGTGATATCGGTATTGCTGTCCATCGTCACGTTGGCGGACCCGGAGGTTGTGTCGCAAGTATTATCAGTGATCAGGAAGCCAGACGGGGTGACGTCGTAAAT